TCCGGTGGCAGAGCCACCTTTGAAGTTAGTTGTTGAAGGATTGCAGCCTCCTGACCAAACTTTTCCGGTGGCAGAGCCACCTTTGAAGTTAGTTGTTGGAGGATTGCAGCCTCCTGACCAAACTTTTCCGGTGGCAGAGCCACCTTTGAAGTTAGTTGTTGAAGGATTGCAGCCTCCTGACCAAACTTTTCCGGTGGCAGAGCCACCTTTGAAGTTAGTTGTTGGAGGATTGCAGCCTCCTGACCAAACTTTGTTCAATCAACATGTACTGTTAGGTATTTCTTTCATGTACGAAAAATTTCGTCCATGTGAAATAAATCATAAAAAATATGATTATTTTACGTATGTATATTTTAATATCTTTACGAATCATTTTCAAGAAAAACATCTAGAATTGTTTTCTCAAATACAAAAAATACATCACGGATTTGTAAAATTGGCTAGGTTATTTAAATATCGTAAAGCTCATATACACAATACATGTGATTTAGTCACCAATTCCTTTCCTTCCATCTTGTTGTCTTTTCCTGCCAATTTAAAAGTTAGCAAAGTTTGGTCCGTTTTGCAAAATGGTTCCCTGTTTTTTTTCAATCGTCGTGATCTAATACAAATACTTAATACAGCTTTAGGAAACGCTCCGAATTTTTTTGCTGAACCATTGCATTGTAAAAACCCATATAATAATGTAATATTTACTGTAGCCGATTTGTACAATATGTATTTTTTTATTTGTGGTGGAGACATGAAAATATCATTTTTGATTCATGAATTTTATGCGTGTGATTTTCAATTAACATCATTTAATCAGAAAAATGAATATTTGATTCGTGAACATGCCATCAAAAATTTTGTAAAAAATGGAACATTCAAGGACCTGTATGAAGGTGTTCTAGATATGTTGGAACATTATATTCCTAAAAAAATTCCTCATGAAGATTTTCCTATGGATAATCTAGTAAATGTCATGCGACCATTTTTGGAATTGTATTTGTCTATGCAATGGCTACCTCATCATAGAAAAAACTATTCAAAAATATTGAATAGAAAATTGTGGGATTTTTATAGAAAAAATCCCACATATGGTCGTAAGATTATTACCAAGGCTCGTACTATGTTTGGTGAAATTATTGAAGGAGCCGACCCAATCGTTCATTTTGTCACAATCTAAAGGAACCTACGTATTGGAACCTTGGGTTCCAATAAGAAAAATTGATTTTCCTTTTTTACAAGAACAAATGGAAAGTATCAATTTAAAACCGTACCAAAACCGTATCAAAGTAATCATGACATCGTTTGCCGCCAACTCCGTACCAATGAGTGTGTTTGTCCCCCATGTGGACGATAGCTTCTCCTTTGAAGACATCGCTTACCAATTTGAACAAAAATTTGAAATTGGTAAACTGGATCGCATTGAAGCCGTTCCCAAAATTAACCAGAAAGATGGACATGTCTACCACGCATGTTTTCTTTATTTCAATTCTTGGGGTAATGGTTATCATTCCCAAAACTTGCGTTTACGTCTTATGGAAACAAAACAAACACGTTTCTACGTTACCGAATCTTTGTATTGGATGGTTTGTCCCAATACAAGTGATGTGTTTGTAGAAGATTTACCCATGCCCAAACACATGGCATTGGCATTGTATGTTTCAGGTAACCACTCTTTGGATGATATTGTAAATACATTTGACCAAATGGATTTAGGTAAGGTAAATATTCAGTACACTCGTTTGTCCCAAGAACCCATCATTCAACAAGATTTTACTGTATATAAAGGTATTTCCTCCACTGGTTCTGACATTCCGTGGAGTCATATCATGGATCCACGTGCATGGAAAGTAGTCGTAGAATTTGATTATTGGTATCATAGCAAATCTTCTCATGAATTTCAAAAAATGTTGGAAAGTGAAAAATATGTTGTATTGTTTCCTAATATTAGTTCTCGTTGGATTGTTACCAACTATAGTAAAACAAATACAGCTGGAGTTAACCCTTATACGTGGTATGCTCCCCAATATTGGAGTTATAATTATGACATTGAATGTGGTCAACTTCCTTCTCCAGATTATACACATATGGATTTAGAAGTGGAAGGCAATATGTATATGGAAGATTATTCATCACAATTTATGGAAATTTGCTAAAAAATACAAAACAACAATCATAAAAAATACAAAATCAAAAATAAGGAACATAAGTTCCATATTTTTTTTGGTCAGAGGATTGGCGAAGCCAGAGAAGTCCTTCAACAACTTGTCAGATAAAACCACATAAAGTTGTGACATTTTACAATTATATATGTCAGAAAACGTTGTTCTTACACCCGTCAACACACAAGAAGAATTATGTATTCGTATTTTGGAATATGTACAAGAAAAATCACCTAAATTATACATTCTTACACCCTGTTTTGGAGGAGTTTGTTATGTTAATTATATAAAATCAATGACCATGACGATGGAATTGTTTCATCAGTTTAATTTTCCTGTACAATTTGAATTCTGTAAAAGTGACAGTTTAATTACTCGGGCGCGTAATAATTTAATCGCCAAAGCTATGGGAGACCCTGAAATGACCTATATGTTATTCATTGACAACGATTTGATGTGGAATCCGATGGATATTTTAAAAATGATTCTTGCTGACAAGGGAATTATTGGAGGAATTTATCCACTGAAAAAATATCATTGGTCACGATTAATTAGCCATAGGGCAGATACGCCTTCAGATCAGAACAGTTTACAAAATACAATACAAGATATCTTGCAAAAACGCGACAAATCCGATTTAAAATTGTTTTTGTCTGACGAAGCCATGATTCAATCCTCTTTGTTGTCGTACAATATCAACTATTTGAGCAAAAATTTAGTAATTGATAATAATTTGACACAGGTACGTCATATTCCCACTGGATTCATGTTGATACAGCGGTCTACCATAGAATCTATGCATCAAGCACATCCTGAAATCAAATACAAGGATGATGTGGGATTTTTGACTGAAAATGAAAACAATTTTGCGTACGCATTGTTTGATTGTGGGGTACGTGATGGACATTATTTTTCCGAAGACTGGATGTTTTGTGAACGCTGGATTTCTTTGCAAGGAGAAATCTGGGCAGATGTCAGTATTTGTTTGACTCATACGGGCATTGAAGATTATAAAGGCTCCTATATTGCCTCTTTAATTTAGAAAAATTGAATATATTGATGTACATTCCTAATAACGTATATCAATAGAAAAGAAAAAATGGGTATCAAATTCTTAAATCGTTACTTGATTAACAAGTGTAAAAAAACATCCATATCTACAATTTCTTTGCAAAAATTGTCCGGAAAAACAATTGTCATAGATACGTATATTTACATATACAAATTTCTTGGTGAAGAAAAATTAATAGAACAAATGAATCGTATGGTTTGTATGTTTCTGCATTATAAAATAAAACCGATTTTCATCTTTGATGGAAAACCTCCCCAAGAAAAACAAACACTTTTACATCAACGTCGTGAAAAAAAACTAGAAGCGGAAGACAAATATAAGACGATTTTACAACAAATAGAACACGGATTGGACGAAAGTGACGAATTAAAATCCCAATTGATTGGATTAAAAAAACAATTCTTAAAAGTAGATTATGAACATATACAATGTGTCAAATCTATTTTGCGTGAATATAAAGTAGAATTCATTGATGCTGTAGGTGAGTCGGACGAATTATGTGTTTCTTATGTAAAATCACAACGCGCATGGGCATGTTTAAGTGATGATATGGATATGTTTGTATATGGTACAGACCGTGTATTACGCAATTTGTCATTGACCAAACAAACTACCGAATTGTATGTAATGAAATCTATTTTGTCCGATCTTCATATGGATATGTGTACTTTTCGTCAAATTATGGTTTTGTCGGGTACAGATTATAATATAGAGTCTAATGTGACACTACACGAGACATTAAAATGGTATCATGAATTTAAACAACAACAAAAAAATGTTTCTAATTTATTTTCACCACACATAGCACATAATATGGTTCATTCATCAAAAATATCTGACACGACACGCGATAAAGTGGTTTCCTTTCATACGGTAATGTGTCCATCGGAAAAATTCATTATGGAAGAACCTCACGGATTATTCTTTTATCATTGGTTGTGTAAAAATACAAAATACATACAGGACTATACAAAACTTATTCATGTATACAAGATGTTCTGTATTATGTAAGTGAATCTCGTTCAGACCTGGTCAACCTTTTTTTTTTGTCCAGAGGACTTAGTTGTTGATGGACTTTGTCCATCTGAAGAATTGGAAAATGTATTGAAGAAGAAATATTGTCTTTTTTGTGAACCAATACATCCATTTTCGCTCCTCCGCGCGACCTTTGGTTGTCCATTAACGTAAACGAGCTTGTCGGACGGCGTTGTGGTTCATTGGAATCGTCCGAATCATATAACAGTTGGTTTATGGCATTTCCATTATTGGCGTCACCTATTGACGGTTCAGACAATGAAGTTTTGTGTGTTTTAGGTACATGAAACTTACGTAGATTCGCCGAATTCAAATTCATTTCTGATTGTTGAAAATAATATATATCATTTTTCGGTTCAGGTTCCGTCATCGTTGGATTCTTCGGATGCTTACTTTTTCTATGAACATTGGAATTTTCTTCCGATACTAATTTTTTGAAATACAACAGAGATGTTGCTGGTATTCTATGTTGATTATCTGATTGAATTTTGTCAGAGGATTCTTGTGTAAACTCATATACCAAATCGGAGTCGTCTACTTTTTGTTCCAATTTATGCGATTTTTTTATCTGAGAAGTTGTGTTTTTGTTTTCAACAACTAACTCAGCAGGTAACTTCGTTACCGAATGAGTTTGGTCAGACATGTTTTCGTCCAAATCGGTCAACGATATTGAACCAGAACATCTTGGACTATTTATGTTGCCATAATTAGAAACCCAATAATTTCCATCTTCTATGGACGAAATCTCTGAACACGTCGGTTGATGAGTAATTTTGTATTGTTCCCTGGTAATTTCGTACTCCGAACGGTCTAATTCGGTTTCTCTTGAATCCTTGGTTATTATCAAATAATCTCGCTTATTTTCTGTACCCTGCCAAAACTTTTCCTGTGGTAAATGTTCATTTTCCACATTTGATGTTAGTTGATGAAGGATTTCGTCACTCTGACCAAACTTCTCCGGGTGCAAAGCACCCTCTGAAGTTAGTTGTTGAAGGCTACTCGGAACGGAAGCCCCCTGACCAAACTTCTCAGGTATAACAGTTGACATTTTTTCTCCAAAAATATTTTTAATTACGTATTGATACGGATCATGATGTCTATTAGATTCCAAACCACCTTCAATATTCATTAAATTCAAATGTATTTTTGATACCGCCATGTTTCGTTCAGAACGGTTTTCTTTGTGCGGGTTGATGGCGCCATTTGTGTTTGTTTGCTGATTTATAGTTCGTGGTTGTAGGACTTCTCTGGCTTCACCAATCCTTTGTTCTAAAGGTGATGATTTGTCCACATTTGATCGCGGTTGTAATACAATGTCTCTCTGACCTGAAGGTGATGATTTGTCCACATTTGATCGCGGTTGTAATACAATATCTCTCTGACCTAAAGGTGGTGATTTATCCACCTTTGAAACTCGCGGTTGTAAAACAATGTCTCTCTGACCTGAAGGTGGTGATTTGTCCACATTTGATCGTGGTTGTAAAACTTCATTTCTCTGACCCGAATGTGGTGACTTGTCCACATTTGATCGCGGTTGTAAAACAATGTCTCTCTGACCTGAAGGTGGTGATTTGTCCACCTTTGAAATTCGTGGTTGAATGACTATGTCTCTCTGATTGGAAGGCGGTGATGCTCTCAGACCCGAAGGTGGTGGTGAATCGGATTCTTCTGAGCTATTTGTAAGAAGTTCTTGCCCGGTTTCAATGATTACGGGTAAAATTCGCTGACTACGAATTTGGTTTTCTTCAGTACCTATCTGCGAGTAGTGTTTAGTAGTTTTTCCTGATACGTTTGTATTGATATTGTTTAGAAATGGTAGTGAATTAAAATGAATATTATTGGACAGTTTAAAAGCTGATATTTCGGCAGGCGTTTGAAATATTGAGGAAAAATGACGAATTTTTGGAATATAATTCATATTCTCCAATGACTCCACAATACGTTCAGAAGCTCTCTGCATTATCACGTTCTGGTTGTCCCCTGACCAAACATCATGACTCATTTTACGCATAGACATCTCCACATTTTGTTCAGACATTCTTGGATCACGTACTTGCTCATATACCGAATTGTTTTCTTCCGTTTTATGAATATCTAGGTTGGGTTCAAACAGTGATTTTTGAAATGGTATGTATGTGTTCAAAGAACTACGCAACGTTTTTTTTTGTTTTTCAATGGTTTGAACATTACTATATGAACGATAATTGGTAGGAAGTGGTGTCAATTCATCCATAATTTTACATTCTAATAAATACGATTTTTCTATTAATTTTGAATAAATATTGAATTTGTCTTCTAAATACGTCGTTCCGTCACCATTACGATTTTCAATATTCAATAATAAAGTTTTTTGTATTTCAATCGCCAATAAATATAATTCTTTGGATTGTACCAATTCATTCTCCATTTTGTTACTTATGGCTAAAAATAACTCCAATGAACCAATCAACCCTACGATCATAGACAATACCGAACATAACGCACTCAGAAAAGTCTGTGCCATATAGGGACCTAATCCAATACCAAAAATAGAACCAATGGCAGATAAAAAAATAACCGGAATACGAAACCATTTGATTCGTGCAGCTAAAATAAAATAAGTTTTTTTGTGTTCATTGGATAAAATAATAGAATTTATACGAATTTTGTCCAATATATCATTTACATCTTTTGTCCATGTTTTAAACGCATCGGTAGGTGGTGGAATTGGTATTAAAATGTTCGTCATCGCATTATTTTGTGGAATATTTACAGACATGGAGGATTGCAGCGGGTGCTGCATTTATTTTTTTGTTTTAATTATGTAAATAAAAGAATATGTATAATATAAGAACGTACATTTTAAAAAAGAATACAATAAATGCACAAAACTTCTACGGTGACAAAGTCACCTGCGAAGTTAGTTGTATTAGGGTCAGCGAGCTCCGCTCGCAACCTTGAACCACCGAAGGTGGTTCTGAGGGACCGAAGGTCCCTGTGCGAAGGACTTCGTCCCTCTGATGAAAAATCCAATATAAAATATTATACATTGTGTAAAAAAATCAAAAATGTAGAAATCAATCCACCATCAGATCATGTTTCCAAATTGCAACCATTGTATGAAGATTTAGCTCAATATTTTTCGCGTTCATATACGTATGATACAAAACATCATATAGGTTTCAAAGATGGAGCTTCTTTTGATTATATACCTACAGAAATAAAAACACATATTCCATCCTTGTTCAATCGGGTTCAGTATGAATTTGTAACTCTTGGTAAAATGGACAAAGTCCATCAACAACTAACTTCAGAGCAAGCTTTGCTTTCTGAAAAGTTTGGTAAGATGGACAAAGTCCATCAACAACTAACTTCAGAGCAAGCTTTGCTTGCTGAAAAGTTTGGTAAGATGGACAAAGTCCATCAACAACTAACTTCAGAGCAAGCTTTGCTTTCTGAAAAGTTTGGTAAGATGGCAGTAATGCCTTCAAGTGGACGTAATATAAAACTATGTATTGCGACCGATACCTCTACAACACAAGAACATTCTGAAATTTTGTACCTAGTTAATTCTTGGTTCTGTTTTTTGGAAAAACATGTTCGTCCGAATTGTTCCAAAACATTAACTGTCTATCTTTATTTTACGGATTGTACCAAAACTCTTCCTCACCGAGCAGAAAAAAAACCCATAGAATTAACTCAAAACAATGTGAATACTGGGTTTACTCGGGCATGTGAATTAGACAATGAAATCTATATTTTTAGACGTGAAGAATGGTTCAAAGTATTGATACATGAATCTATTCACGCCATGGGTGTAGATTTTTCTTGGTACACAGATCAATCACCGATAGAATCTATACTAAAAAAAGAATTTACAGGGGTGAAAATCGCCGAATGGAACGTTAGTGAATGTTATACCGAAATGTGGGCGGAAATAATGAATGTATTAATACAAGTATTTCTTGTTACAAAAAAACAAAATTTCTCTTCTGTCAAAGACATTGTATATAATGCGTTGTATTATGAATCATGTTGGTCACATATCCAATGTAGCAAGATATTGCAATATTATGGAATTACGTACCAAGAACTTATATCCAACAAGGTGGTGTACCAAGAAACCGAAACATCCGTTTTTTCTTATTATGTACTGAAATGTTTGTTAATGTGTAATATAGGATTGTTCATAGATTGGTGTGGATGTGGTATCCGTAGCAGAGCGGAGGATAACCACGCATATTCAGAAGGACGACGTAGGAGTCCAGATGAATATGAAATACATCGTTTCTCTAAAAAAAACGATGCTGTTGATTTGTTTTCACATATTTTTGATGATGAAACGGTCATTCAAAAAAACATGATTTCATTTGGCAAATTCTTGGTACAATTATCTAGGGACAACCATCATTCACAACAATTGAATAAAATACAACATGTGAACATAGATCTTGGTGATTCCTTGCGAATGTCATTATGGTCAAGAGACTAGTCTCTAACAACTAACTCTGAAGGTGACCGTAGGTCACCGGAAGAGTTTCATCTTAAAAATTGATTTAGAATTATATCGTGTTTTTTTACATCATAACTAACAATTAATTACAACGTTTTATTCATAAATGTCTACAGATAATTTGGTGTCAGTTGTTGTAGAACTTTGTCCATCTGACCATCAAAAAAAACCCGAATCATTGTTTGGGTATTTGTATAGTTGGTTTGTATCTGAATCACCCATAGATAAAAAAGATTCAATCAAAGAAAAATACAAGGAAACATTGGAACATTTGGAAATACGTACACCATCATGGCCACTCTTTGTTGAAAAAGAAGAATTTATCAATGATGTATTACATCAACAAAAAATCATCATAGAAAAACGTTTACACGATATATCGGAAAAAGAATCAGAACAAACCATGATTTTCAAATGGTCTCCTACTGCTTCTTTACGAAAAACCAAATCTACGGATCATTCACCCCCTATGATGACCTATTTTACAAAAAAGAGCAAAATATCACCATAAGAATATAAAAAAGAATGTGTATAATACCATAGATATAGTAAATACATTTTATAAAAAAATGAAATTATCAAGTATATTTATAGTTCATTGCCTTTTTACGGTTGTAAAACAAATTCATGGGATATGTAATACAAAAATAACAAAATCATGTTTATCCACATGGACATGTATAGGAGTTCAAACACACATTGATTGGTCAAAACCATATAGTGTTCAAATCGGGGATTTACCCTTGGTAATTTGGAAACATCCCGCAGAAAAAAATTCTTTTTTTTCAACTGTGAATATTTGTCCACATATGGGTTCCAAATTAGACAATGGTATCATTACTCCCCTAGGAAAATTACAGTGTCAATATCATGGTATGGAATTTGACCATACCGACCAATTTGGTAATGTAAAATTACACGAAGGTAAACTCTTTTGGGCGCTAAATCCAGTGAATTCTCTTCCCCATTCCATCCCTTTTTTTCATAATCCGAATTATGCACATTCTTTTTTGGAAATAGACATGGATGCTTCCTTGAAAGATTGTGCCTATAATTCTATGGATTTACGTCATCCCGAGTATGTACATCGTATGGGTTTCGGTAGTTCTATTCCACCTAAAAATATACGTGAATATATTTATCCTTCACGAGAAGGAATGGATGACCGTGTTGGATTGTCTTTTGACTATGAATCCAATCCAGTAATGCAAAAAATCAATCAAAATTATGAACCTACCCATAATTTTCACATGTATGTGTATCCTACCTTTTCTTGGTCACGTGTGTCTTTTCAGGACAAACATTTAATTGTTGCTCTGAATTTGTTACCATTGTCACCTAACAAAACACGATGGTATGTAACTCTATGTCATAATTATAACAAAACACCGGTGAAACAACAATTGATGAAATTGTTGGCATTGACCATTATGAAACAAGATTTTGTACAAATGCGTATGCAACAGCCCGATAGTGCTTTAAAACGGGCACGTATGTTTGAAAAAACATTCAAAGATGAAAGTGTGATTTTACGTTTACATAAAATGATGGAAGATTACGAATATCCATCCGCTGATATTTGTGCAGAGGCCTATCATAATAAAGGAATCGGGAGTAAAACCTCCCTTTGTAAATGTTCTCCGAAACCATTATAAACATAACTTATCTAATATTCTATGGACATCTGACGAAAATAAAAAGTTCAAGGGTGTATATAGGTAGATTAAATAAATAGAAAGAATGATTTTGGGGAATCAGATAAAAATCGTTGGATTATTTATATGTATCTGTATCGGATTGTATTTGTTGTATTATGTTGAACATAAGACGCAAATTGAGAATATGTCCATTGCCTCCGAATCGGGTGGAAACAGCGGAAAATACTCCAATCTCGTCACGCGAATCGTCGCCGTACCCCACAAGACGAAGTCAGATGTTGGAGAAAACGGTCAGTCCGAAAATATGTTTGGACAAGCTGATAATAGTAACATACCAAAAACGATTTGGACATTCTGGGAAGGACCTGATAGTGAACTCGTTCAAAAATGCATACAATCGTGGAAACATTACAATCCGGAATATACAGTAGTTGTACTTACAAAAAAAAATTATAAAAAATACGTATTTGAAAACATAGATATAGACGAGGTCAAACATTCCGGAGATTTTGTAGCGCGTTATGCCGATTATATACGATGTTTGATATTATCACAACACGGCGGGTTTTGGATTGATTCGTCTATTATATGTCATGCTCCTCTTTCATGGGTACATGCCACACAAAAGGAAACGGGAGCTGAATTCGTCGGATATTATATTCATACCGGAACTTATCCAGAATACATGAAAACCAGTCCCATGATTGAGAATTGGTTCTTTGCCTGTGTACCTGGTTCGTTATTTATGCAAGACTGGTGTGAAGAATTTTTCCGTACAGACGAATACAATACAATATCGGAATATTTAGACAATGTCAAACAACAAGGTGTTAGTTTTAATAATGTACATAATTTAGCTAGTCCTGAATATTTAACAATGCATATAGCTGCACAAAAAGTAATGCAAAAACCGATTGATAATCACCAATACAATCTATATTTGTATTCTGCATGTGCAGGTCCTTTTGCATATATGTATGAAACCGATTGGAATACTGCCAAATCGGTCAATTTATTAGTAGACAAATCCTCCTATGAATCTTACTATAAATATCCTCTAATTAAATTACGTGGTAGTGAACGTACTGCTTTGGAACACTACGAAAGTTCTGTGCAAAAACGCGCATTTTCTCAGGCATAAGAGTACATATAATAGTATATCTACTCTTATTATATAAATGAATTATTTGTCATTAAAAGATGCAATTGATACATCAAAGAAATATATAAATACCGGTGCAGAATCCGCAGAAACCGCTATTAAAGATTCTGAAAAAGAATATGAAAAAATAATGAAAAAAGATAAAATGATTACAGAAAAAAACTATTTGAGATATCATGCACAAATAGACCAAAGACTACGTCATGCAAACAATGTCATTGAATATTTTAACGAAGAAAAATCAAACATAATACAAAAAGCAAAAGATCATATTGATAATATTTTAGAAAAGAATGAGCATATTAAAACCATCGCAGAAAAGGCACTCGTCAAACTTAACGCAAAGTATATTAAACCCCAAAATCTCCAATCTTTGTCTGCGCATATACTCAAATCACAAGGGGTGACCGCAGATGATTTACCATCACCCGAAAAGGGAGTATTTGAAAGAATTACCGATGCCTCCACTACGTTCACATTAGGGTCTTCTAGCAAAGGTGGTAAACAAAATAGAAAAACAAAGAAATGTTTAATGAATGTTGGTATCCGTAGCAGATCGGTCAGATGACCGTAGGTCATCAACAACTAAGTCCAAATCAAGCGAAGCTTGCTGGGGACTTTTGAGGATAACCACGCATATTCAGAAGGACGACGTAGGAGTCCAGAGGAATATGATTCTTCTATAGAAAAATCGTAGGTTCCTTTAGAATAAAATAATTAGAATGTATAAAATGAAACCATGTAAGTGTGGAAATGTTTATACGCGTATTTTCTGGTTTGCCATGTTTATATGTGTAGGATTTGTCATCTATGTCATGTTTGTATGTCAAGATTGTGTAAAACGCCGTCTCAGTCGGGCAGAGATTTTGCAAATGAAAGAAAGTTTTGATGATGGTTCTCAAAAACTCGTATTCAAAAACAATGATTCTATGGGAGAATTTCATAAGGGAAATCAAGACACCAGTGATATTCCTAATAAAATTTGGATTTTTTGGTCTTCTTCGTCAGAAAACAAAAAAAATCCCGTCGTAGAAAAATGCATCGCATCGTGGAAATTACATCATCCCACTTACGAAATCATTTTATTAGATAAAAACAATTGTAATAAGTACATAGACGCCGATATATTTGCACTACGCCATGCCAACGAAAACAATACCCGATTTGCGGATTTTTTACGTTGTTTGATTTTGTCAAAACATGGGGGATTTTGGGTGGATGCCTCTATCATTTGTCATCATCCAGTATCATGGGTTCATGCGATACAACGTAATTATCGTGTGGAATTTGTAGGTTATTATACAGGTCAGGACACTCCCACATCGTTTCCACTTCATCCGAGTATAGAAAATTGGTTTTTTGCGTGTGTACCCGGTTCGGCATTTATGCGCGATTGGTGTCAAGAATTTTTGCGATTCAATGATTTTTCCACAGCTAGTGATTATATAACCGATTTACGTAATCAAGGTATCAATTTGGATAATATGCCCTATTTAGAATACTTGACCATGCATGCTTCGGCACAATACATCTCACAAAAAAATCCCGATTCGTATCGCATTTATTTGTTTCGTGCCAATTCGGGACCTCTGTTGTACATAGAAGAAGCGGGATGGGATTACAAACGTGCCGTGGATTCGTTGGTAAATTCGGATACTTGTTCCTCTTTTTATTCCTATACTATGATTAAACTGTCCAATGGTTCACGTAACGAAATGTTGACACGGAATGACACGGATATACAACGCGCCTACAATAAAAATTGATTTTTTACGTTTGGACAAACTCATCAGGTAACAAATATATTATCATGTCACTTTTATTCGCAGCAACACGACCGTCATATTATAATGCCATCAATGAGACTGATGATGGAACGGAAGAGAGTAGAAGACAACTCCAACATTGTCGTGATAGACAGAAATATTATGAATTTATGATCATGTCTGTTGTCGCATTATTGTTTACCATTATCGCAATTATTGCGATAATCATTATATGTATTTTAATTTCCGTTCTATATGTGTCAATAAATTCATGTGTTGAATATGTGATTGTATCCTTGTTCGGAAGAGCCGTCTATAATAAAAATTTTCCAGTTTGTACAAGTACTATATATACTGGAAATAATTGCTACGCTACAACAAGTACGTATTGTTCTTAGATAAGGTGTAACAATAAAAATTGATTTTTTTTCTATTTTAAATATAAAGTATTGCATATATATCCATATAACATAATGTATAGTATTGCTGCACCACCCGATATCAATCGTTCCCTGCGTGCGCAAAAAGAATCCAGAGGATTCAAATCACCCGGACCTGGAACAGGACCTGGAACAGGAGCAAGTAAGGAAGACCGGTTGTATTTGTATATTAATACAACATTAACTACCAAGATTCCGTTACATATCACAGAAGTTGGACAAACTGTTCAGAAAAATTTAGAAGAAGCATTGAATGAACGTATTGCGAATAAATGTATTGAAGAAGGTTATATTCGTCCCAATTCTATAAAAATTCATACATATTCTGCAGGTACCATTCGTCAAGAATTTGTGGATTTTCATGTAGTATTTCAATGTCAAGTTAGTTCACCTGTGGAAGGACAAGTATTGGAATGTACGGTGAAAACGATTACCAAGGCAGGAATTCATGCTCAATGTGTAGATAATGAAGGTAATGTACCGATTACTGTATTTGTTGCCCGCGACCATCATCATCATAGTCAAGAATTTCAACATGTCAAAGATGGAGACAATGTTCGTGTATCTGTTATTGGTACACGTTATGAATTGAATGATTCCTATATTTGTGTCATTGCAAAACTTATCGGATAAAGGAACCTACGGTTCCTTTAAAACCTCCCTTTCAATTAGGAATAATAAATTGATTATATAAGATCCTATACAACCAATTTGATTTTTTTTCTGAAGAAAAAATAAGGAAACTTTATGAGGGCACTGCTCATAGAGCAGTGTCCTCGTTACATAAGGGAGGTTTTACTCCCGATTCCCTTTACCACCAAAGGTGGCAAAGGGAATCTGTTGTGTCCCAAAACGCCTTAGGGCGTTTTAGGGACGACTGGAACCGTAGGTTCCAATACGTAGGTTCCTTTATCCGGTGAATTTATCCACTTCTTTGCAATGAATATGTAAATTAAAAATCGGAAATACATCATTTTCTTGTAGTAAAAATGGACGACGAATACCAAATACCATATCTTCTTCCCAAACAATTTCATATTTGTTGTATTTGATTACGCACGTTTCATTGACAAAACCTTTGGAATCTCCCGAAATGTTTTGGGGGTCAACTCCACCAAGATATTGTCCGATAGCGGCAGCATCAAAAATAAGATTGAATTGTTCCCAATTGGCAGTCACATATTCTTCTTCTTTTGTTGTTGCCATAGAAGATGAACCGATGGGAAAGGAACGAATCCACTGTGGAAACGTTTTTGCCAAATAAGAAAAATTTACCATATCATTTTGATCATGTATGTAATGTTCCAAGACGTTACCTAGAATCGTGAAATTGGGAATATATACAATACTTGCAATCGCCCGATTCAATGAATCCACTGGAATATATATATGTTCATTGTCTATTTTTTCTTCCAATATGTTGGTATGATAATAAATTGGAACGTCGTTTTCTAGGTGCAATACATGTTCTATATTGTGTTTTTTCATAAATGCATATATATAAAAAAAACGACTAGAAGTAAACACAGTAAATCCATTGCGAAAATATTTGTTTAATTGTGTTTTTTTGTGATATTCAAAACTTTCTTGCAATATTTTTACATTGATACAGGTAACTTCTTGTCCAAATTCTGAAAAGTGTTTTATAAATTCAGGTTCAGTAATCACATAGATGGATTTTTGACCAAGACGAATCAATTGACGTATGTTGGGTAATATATAGTCTTGATAATTTCCTATACACACCAAAACTACGTTCATCCTCTATGTATGTATATCAATATAAATACATATGTATATATTATTTTAAATGAGTACGTCATCGGAAGATATTACTGCCAAAGAACAATTGTTGGAATCTATGAAAAATAACATTGAAAAAATGGGTAAAATACAACACATTGAAATTCTAAAAATTTTGAAAAAATATCCTGCGGTGAAATTAAATGAAAATCGCAACGGAGTATATATCAATGTATCTTATTTACCCGACGAGGTCATAGAAGAATTGCAGAAATTTTTGGAATATATGAAGGAACAAGAATCCAATCTAGAATTGATTGAATCTCAAAAAGAAGAATACAAATCTACGATTGGTCAACTAACTGCCTTGTAAAATCATATAAACAGTTTGTATGATAATAATATGTATATTATTATTATCATGAAAGAAATCACGCCATTTCTATACACATCCTTGTATTCTTATGGATGTTTGGAGAATTTTGAACAATTATATACAAAATTTGGTACATGCATGTTAACTCATGAAAATAAACAGAAATGGTCTTCCACCGTCAACATTGTAGACGATATTGTGAATGACAAAGCCAAAGTAATAGAGACACCAGTTGAAGAGATTATCGTAAAACCGGAAGAAGACCGTTCTGCTTCCGAGCTTTGCTCGTACGCCGAACGGGATGATGCCGAGAACGTAGTGAAGGCATCACCAGTACATGTGATTGTTCCGGTAATTGAACCACTTATTCCAGTAATGCCACTACCACGTAGGTTTTCACCCAAAAAACCCGACTCATTGTTTTGGTCCATGTTTGTGGCACATTATGGAGTGGATACATTTTTACAAATTGGTTCCAAATATATGAACCGGGAGATTGAAGAAAAAACCCATACCATGGAATTTCTAGGTAAAAATCGTTCTTTACAAAAATCCTTGAAAATATCGGCAGCATCGGGACAAGAAATTATGGGTGATTTGATGACGAATAAACAAACCACTCTGGCAATGTTACCTGCATTTGCGATGTATTATAAAAAAACAATTTGGGTAGTTTCCGAAACGAGTCGTACATATCATGTATTTCGTGGTCATGATATTTCCGATGAAGATGTGTATGTGATCTATCGTAATAAAAATGAACGTGGTCAGAAGACCTCCAGTCTTCCACAATATGCCGCAGAAACTGTAGTAACCCCGGAAATCTTGGAAAACATTCGTACCCAATACTTGCCATTGGATAGTATCATGAAACCACTGAAAGGTCCAGGTAATTTTAAAATGGGAGATTTGGAACAAATGATGGAAAAATTGGGAATTCAATTAGAAGAAGGGGTGAAAATGAAAAAAGGAGAAATGTACGAGACTATTTTGAAACATTGTGTAATCGCCTGGATTTAGATTTTTTGGTCAGAGGGCTGAAAGCCTTCTAACTACTAACTTAGTAGGTGACCTACGGTCACCGGATAAGTTTGACGATGTAACATAATACTAATCTCTCTTCGTTTCTGTTGTAATTTACGTTGATATTCTTCATTTTTTATATCTTTGCGGCGCGTTTTAAATGAACTTTTTGGATTCTGTTGAAATAGGTGAAATTTCTGTGATTTATTTTTTTTAGATGTAATATTCCGATTTGATGGATGATTTCCATGTAATTTGTATTTAATATTTAAAAATTTATTTTTTGATGTATTTTTCGTTTTTTCAAATGCAATTTCTTGTTCTATTTGTTTAAAATCTATTAATAAATTGCCAATAAATGTAGTTAAATCGTTATCATATAGTACGAAATCTTCTAAATAAAAATGATGTAATAATTCGTTATATATTTCATTATAATGATGCATCGCATCATTATGTTTAAGACATTCTTCAATTTGTCGTTCTAATTCATCATATAAATTATATGTAGTATCTTCGTCTTTATCGTAAAAGGGGGCATCATCCGGATAATCAAAAAAATGAATATCAATTATTGGAGATGATGGAGGAGTTACACCACCTTTCCAATAAATTGGAGAACTATCATTGGACGATGACTCTTTAACGCTTGATATTGGTGGTGAAGGAGGTTTTGATTGTTTAAAAATTGGTTTTGGCAAACTGATACCTGACGTCGGTTTAATTACAGGTACATTTGCGGATTGTGTTATAGGTAAAATATATCCTGATTTTTTTTGAGTTATGTATACACCTAGAATGTATAAAGGAATTGATGTATTTGTACCGTATTTATAGCTTCCAAAAGATGGATTTAATTTATCTTTCCATAAATTATTAGATTCTGTATAATTTTTTAATTTAATATTTAAATTTAAATTTTGATTTCGTTTTTTGTTATTTTCGCGTTTGGCATTTTCTGAATTAAATAAACTTTTAAATGCGAAGTTATATTTAATATCTTTACAAAGTTTATCAATTGCCTCTGGAGTATTTAATGTATTTGTAATATTTTTATCTAATATATCATTTATTTTTTCCAAATCTTTAATAATTTTTTCATAGAAATTCCTATTTAATTGCATATCGCTATAATTTCCCTGTATTATTGGGTTTATATCACGAAATATCTTAATTGCTGCAATTGTTGCTTTGTTTTCTTTGAGAATCGCATCTTTGGTTGAATTGAATTTTATATTAGCTTTATCCAGGGGATTTACATTCACTTCATATATTTCTATTTTTCGCATTTTTTTACCCTTAATCTGTGTATCATCTTCTTCTTCCGTATCCGCAGATGTTAAAATACAATTAATTTCTAATAACATACACATTAAATAAACAACTTTGTCACATGTGACAATTCCGTATAATTGTTGTTCATTAAGATAATGCCATACAAACATAATAAGTACCTGTAATACGTCTCCCATTTCTTTTGTTAATAATAATCCACGTTTGATTCTGGTAGTTGCTAATTTATCTTTTGCAATAAAATTATTTTTTTCTTTGTTGCCTTGAAACCATGATACATTGACGGTTTTTGGTGGTTGACTTGATAATTCAGGTGTTACTGGAAGATTTACAATAATTTTGTCAATTTTTGTTTTATTTACTACGATTTCTCCAATCATAATCATATAATCATATGTACCTGTGGATGTTCGCGTTGATTCAACTCTACAATTTTCAAATCCAAACAAAGATAAAAAACTTTCATCAAGAATTAATTTTTTTCCGTTGTCAGGAAATTTTATATCCTTGGGTTCTATGGGTGAACGTCCAGCAGGGTCAATAACTTCGGTAGCAATATTTCCTACATATTTAATTTCTGGTGTAATAAAATATTCTGAACCCAATCCTGATTCTTTAAAAATAATTCTATTTTCTAACATGGGTTCTAAAAAAGTTTCCTTTTTGGTTTTTGTCCATGCTTTATTGGTAATATATTTTCTATTTTTTTCCGTTACAGTATTTTCCCATTCATGTAATGTAGAATAACGAACTGAACCTTTCATATTTAATAATTCGGGAACAGAAGATGCTATATTTGCAGCTTTTGCCACACTCCCGTCTTTCATACAATCTAAACATCTTAGTAACTTTTGTTCTTTTGTAAATTCATTATCATCATCATTGTTTAATCCATTTGTTTTGTAAAATTTGCTTGTATCTATTAAATATGGGTTTGAATCTTTGATAATTTTTATTTTTCCGGTTTTTTCACCAATTTCTTTAATATAACTTACACTAATACTCATAATATATATAATATCAAGACAAACAAAATTGATTCTATTTGAATACAAATTCAAATAGAAGTATCCTCTTATTCTATATTATTATTATTATTTTCATTGGATTATGGATGTAACAAAACCATCTTGGAAAGGCGATATGCCCTCGCAACCCCCGGAATTTAGAAAAACCATCCATGATAATCCAGCTCAATTGTTTGAAAACATGGTAGAGGCCTATCTAAAATCCAATCCCTTCATTTCTGGTGCCCAATATCAAACCAAAAAAGTTCCCGAATTGGAAGTCCGGTTTGGTACGAGTAAAAATTCGTTGATGCGACCTCTCAGTAAAATCAACTATGACCATGTGGTACAGGCGCTCTATTCCGCCGGATTTCATCCCATAGATGACAATGCCACGGGTCTGAGTATTCTTCGTATTCAGAATGAATATTTTGACCGTAAAACCAATCTCAACAAAATATCCAACATTCGTGCTGAAATCGTGGGGGCAGATCTTATACAAGAATATTGTCGGACCAACAGTTTACAAAAATTGTTGGATTTACCTTCACAAAGTGGAGCTAAAGCCGATAAAATCAAATTCACACAAAAAAATACGGCGACTCTGGGTGATGGACCTGGTAGTGAATATATCAAACCCGTGGATTTCCATGATTTCGGATTTCGTATTTCGTATCAGAATGAATCCTACTATACTCCCCGTGCCGACATTGCCCGTAAAATCATTGCAAGTTGGACCAATTCCAAAAAAACATTCCGTTATTTGAATCGTGTACGATTCGCTCACCCAGACATTCCCATCTTTGCCGATATTTCTATTGTAAAAAAATCCAAAACTGCCAATCGTGGTGTACCTGTTCCACAATATACCCTACAAGATTCGGGAGTTTTAACTAATCCAGAAACCTACGAAATAGAATTGGAAATGGACAATCAACGTGTAAACTCCTATACTTTACCTGATTTGATGGGTCATTTACGGAAAACGATTCGTCTGGTTTTAGGCGCATTGCAAGAAACCCGTTTTCCCATTGGTTTTGCCGAAATTCGCCAAGTATTGATGGGATATTTGAAATTGACACAACAAGATGCACCCGAACAAGGTGCCGATGTGGCTACAGACGAATCTTTGACGGCCATTTTAGATCGTCGTGATGCCACCGTCATTTTACCTAAATATTTTGTAGGACCGAGTTCTTACACGTTACAAGTAGAGAACATTGTTCCCCTAGACAATACTTCTACTCCTTCGCAATTACCTAATATTCGCAGGAATTATACTGTCACTGACAAGGCCGACGGAGAACGACGACTCATGTACGTAGCAACCAATGGTAGAATCTATATGATTACACCCTCTATGCAAATCATCTTTACAGGTGCACTCGCAGTTCAAGACAAACAAACTTCACCTGAAAAAGGCAAAGACGAAGAATTAGTACATACTTTGTTGGACGGGGAATTCATTCCCTACAATCGGCAAGGTGAACCTCTGAATTTATACATGGCGTTTGATTTGTATTATTTGCACGGAAAAAGTGTACGCAAAGAAGGATTTTATCCACTAACGATTGAAGACAGTTCACGTGGGAATTTCCGTTTTCTTTATTTAGATAAATTCTTACAAATGTTGAAATTGCGTTCTATCATGGATACACAATCCGAAGAAAGTTCCGCACCAAGAACGACGTTTGCGTCTTTGATACAGGGAGGTGCCGTTACCACCTTACAAAAAGGAAACGAACGTGCCTGTGGATGGGAAATACAAAAGAAGAATTTCTATGTAGCTACCGAAAATGATCAAATATTTGAATCTTGTGCGATGTTGTTGTCAAAAATAGAACAAGGAATGTTTCCTTACAATACGGATGGTCTTATCTTTACACCAGCCAGTATGGGTGTAGGTTCGGACCGTATTGGTGCAGCAGGATTACCTAGAAAAGAAACATGGATTCATTCATTCAAATGGAAACCACCAGAATTCAATACCATAGATTTCTTGGTGACAATACAACACGACAAACGTGGTCAAGAAGAAATCAAATATTTATACGAAGCCGGACGTAACATCCAAGACGAATCCCAAAATTTACCTTCTTACAAAACACTCGTATTGAAATGTGGTTTTGACCCGAAGAAACATGGATTCTTAAATCCATTCAGTGATGTACTAAATTTACGATTTCCGGGAGTTTTAGGGGAAGAAGACGACGAAAAGTACAAACCCGTCGTGTTTCAACCGACGAGTCCTTATGACCCCAATGCCTGTTTTTGTCATGTTCTTTTGCGAGATATGGGAGGTAAAGAAGGTGTACTAATGACCGAAGAAGGTGAGTATTTTGAAGGAAACATGATCATAGAATGTAGATATGATATGGAACGTGAAGGTGCGTGGAAATGGGTTCCATTACGTGTACGTTATGACAAAACGGCCGAATTACGTTCCGGACAAAAAAATTACGGAAATAGTTATCACGTCGCCAACAGCAATTGGTCATCCATACATAATCCAGTTACCCGAAGTATGTTGACGTTGTTAGAGGATATTCCTACCCAATCCTATACACAAAATGATGTATATTACAATCGGAAAACACGGAATACGAATACCCAAGCCTTGCGTAATTTCCATAATTTGTATGTGAAAAATAAACTGATTGTCGGTGCTTCCAATCCTGACGACAGAATGTTGGATTTTGCCTGTGGAAAGGGAGGCGATTTGTCCAAATGGCGTATGAGTCGTCTGAAATTTGTATTAGGTTTGGATTTATCACGAGATAATATTCAAAATCAAGTAGATGGTGCATGTTCCCGATATTTAGGTGATTGTCGCAAATATGGTGAACAAAATATGCCACGTTGTTTGTTCTTTACGGGTGACAGTGGTAAGAATATTCGGACAACGGGAGATGCCTTTTCCAATACTTCCGAACGTACGTATGTTAAAGCCATATTCGGTCAAGGTGACAAGAATCCGAAAGAATTACCACCTGCAGTTATCAAATCATTTGGTTTAGCCGAAGCAGGATTTGATATTGGTTCCGTACAATTTGCGATACATTATTTCTTTGAAAATGAATTGGTTTTACATCAATTTCTTCGCAATGTAAGTGACTGTATTCGTGTGGGTGGACATTTCATCGGTACTACCTACGATGGACAAACCGTCTTTGAACAACTACGTAAAAAACCCAAAGGTGGTTCTTGGACCATGATGAAAAATGGTACCAAGATTGCTGAGATTACCAAAGATTATGAGGCATCCTTGTTTCCCGATACCGAAGAATCCATTGGTTATCGTATTCAAGTGTTCCAAGAAACCATCAACCAAGTATTTCCCGAGTATTTAGTCAATTTCAAGTATTTTGTACAATTGATGGAACAGTACGGATTTCAACTAGTTTCTAATGAAGATGCTCATCGTATGGGTCTACCCGGACCTACGGGTATGTTTGAAGATTTATATAAAAAAATGGTACAAGAACTGCGTGGAAGCAGAATGTCGGAGAATGAATACGGAACGGCGATGAACATGTCGGAAGACGAAAAGAAAATCTCCTTTCTTAACCGATATTTTGTATTTAAGAAAATGCATACGGTGAATACAGAAAATTTGTATAAGATTGTGCGTAATCGTGCTTCCATAGAAGCCACCAAGAAGACGACGGAACAGGCCACGGATGTTTCCACTATGAAAAAACCCAGTCAGGGGGCTACAGAAGTAGAAGAAGAAGAAAAGGAACTAGAAACAACAAAATCAACGACAGAAGTACGTACCAAGAAATTAAATAGTAAAATTACGATTGGATGTAAAACGGAAGAAATAGAACCTACGACAGAAGTTCCTGCGTCACAAAATACACTACCACCTACCCAACGAACAATTACCGTTAAGAGACCTATCAAAAAAGTATAAAAAGGGCATATTATAATAACTAACGATGAGTACCGAACCTGTAAATTTAAAAAAAAATCCTATAAAAGAAGAGGAGGGAGAAGAGGAAGAAAACATGGTAATGTGTTTCTGTTGTAATGAAGCGATATATTGTGACAAAGAGACTGTTTATAGTCTGAGTAAAGGAAAAAAAGAAATGACATTATGTGTGTATTGTTTTGAGGATACTTGGAGAGAATTACGTAATGATGGTTGGGAATGTGATGATTTCTCGCAACAATCGGAAGCAGAACAAATTATGAATGAGGCATAACGAAGTATATCCACGCATATTCTGAAGTACGACGTAGGAGTACTTCAGAATATGAACTCTTAAAAAAGATATAAGTAATTAAGACTAACTAATTCAGCAGAATTCAATTAAAAAAACAATGTTTTCACATTTTTTATTACCACGTTTACCACCTACGTTGTATACATTTTTGGAAATCCAAGAGTCTGAAAACATTCCGGAGCCTGTAATCAACGAATCCTTGTCCTATTATTTACACGATATCAAACATCAAATACATCTCTATGAACAACTATGGGAAACATTCAAACGTTTTACCAATACGTACGAATACATACACACTATGATTCCTGTCAAAAAATATTGTATTTCTAGGTATCGTCCTTTGTCGCGTTCTTTTTTCAAAATGATTGAATTGATACATTCTTTTGGATTAGGAACGGACCAAGTCACTCCGATGCGCACATTTCATTTAGCGGAAGGTCCAGGAGGATTCATTGAAGCTTTAGTAAAATATCGTAATCGTTCCGATGATTCTTACATCGGTATGACATTACAAGACATGAACAACAATGATTACAACATTCCTGGGTGGAAAAAATCACAACATTTTCTTCACGAAAACCGAAATGTAGTTACACTAGAACATGGTTGTGACCATACGGGAAATATTTTGTCTTTGGATAATTTTGTATATATTCATGAAATGTATGGGTCTTCCATGGATTTAATCACTGGAGACGGTGGATTTGATTTTTCTACCGATTTTGATCATCAAGAAATTAATATGACCAAATTGTTGTTTGGACAAATCGCGTACGCTTTGTGTATGCAAAAACATGGTGGATGTTTCGTATTGAAAATATTTGATGTATTTATGCAACATACCATAGATATGATAGCATTGTTATCATCTATGTACGAAAAAGTATATATTACCAAACCGAATACTAGTCGTTCAGCCAATTCAGAAAAATATGTGGTTTGTAAAGGATTCATACCGACATCGTCCTACAAATTTTATCCCTATTTGTTTCAATTGTTTCGTAAAATAACTGCTGAAAATAATGAAAAAAATGTAACGAAATATATCAATCGTATTTTTCGTCCCGAAGTTCCTATACATCAATATTTCATGAGTAAATTAGAAGAACATATTATCATTATTGGTCAAACACAAATAGAAAACATTTATATTACACTTTCATTTATTGTAGGAGAATGTATGCCCCATTGTCGTGTGGGAAACACGGTAGATTCGTCCATAGTAATATCATTGAAAGAATCATCTATTTTAAAAGGTCTTGATGCCATAGATATTCCTATTTCAGGAAAAGGAAGAGTATCTGATACACCGAATCAACGTATATTTTATCGTACAAAAATACAAAATTTGATAAAATTAAACATACAAAAATGTATACAGTGGTGTATTCAACATAATTTGTTGTATAATTATTAGTGATTGAATGGATGTGGTATCCGTAGCAGAGCGGTCAGATGACCGTAGGTCATCAACAACTAAGTCCAAAGCAAGCGAAGCTTGCTGGGGACTTTTGAGGATAACCACGCATATTCAGAAGGACGACTCTGCTGCTTCGCAATAGCGTGGAGTCCAGATGAATATGAGTTTTCCGAGAAGTTTATTTGGTATATATATACCAACTAAAACAAAATTACATTCGCACGTGTATGCAAAAAATAGAATACAAATCGGGCAGAAAATTGGATAATTTGTTAGCAAGATTTGTACGTTTGGACAAAAGTCCTTTATCTGAGAGTACAAAAATAAACAATGTTACCGACGATACTGCCGACAATGATACTGAAAATGCTATCATTGTAACAAGACAAACCACGATTAACAGTGATACCGACAACATCTTGGAATTATTTTCAGAACAACCCGTCAACATTGTTTGTGACAATTCGTCGTTCAAAAACATTGATTTTGATGTATATTTGAAATGTTTTGTACACGAATTGCGTACCCCATTGTCTATTATTTCATTAGGAATGAATATATTGGAAAAAAATTGTAAAAAAAGTCAAAAAGGTACGATTAACGATGTATATGATATTATAAAATACATTGAAAATATATTTACCAATTTTGCGGTCATTCAAGATGGAAACATTGCTCTGAATGTGTTTGAACCGTTTAATATTCTACATTTGATAAAAAACATACATTCTATTTTGAATTATAACATGTTAAAACACAACATTACGTTTGAATACAATATATGTGATAAAATTTATCCGTGGATATATGGTGATGTACATAACATTCAACATGTGTTAATTAATATTATCAATAATGCGATCAAATACAGTATTCCATCACGAACCAACAAAATCATACTGAATGTATTGATTTTGGATAGTAAAACTCATTCTCGCTGCGCAGAGGCAAAAGACCCTACCGAGTCAGTTGTTGAAGGATTTCATCCCTCTGACAAAAAAAACGAATCGTCTCAAGAAATTCCTGTAAATAAAAAACAACACATTCTTTTTTCTATTTGTGATACCAATGATTATATTTTACCACATATTAAACAACATTTGTTTGAATCATTCAATTCAACTAGTGGTTCCGGATTGGGATTATATATTTGTAAACAAATCATTGAAATGCACGGAGGAACGATTTCACACGATTATATCACGGTTACATCAAATATTTTGGAACCTATAAAATCAGATACTCAATCCGAAAAACTACCATCTGAAGAACCAAAAAATCATGAAAAACAAAGAAACCGAGTATATGATGAAATTGGCCGATCTATCAATGAACGTGATTTGAATATTTTAGTGAATAATTTTCATAAAAACATTGGAAATAAATTTGAATTTTTGTTGGAAGTGGATATATGTGAAGATGTAAAATTACAAGCAAATTCACAATTTTTCATGGCCGACAATATATCATCCATCAACAACAAAAGTGAAAATAGTTCTAATTCACCAAGTTCTGCACATAATACAAATATCGCGGTTATGAAATATCAAAATAGTAACATTACTGAATTGCAAAAAAAAATTGAAACCCAATTTTCGTCTCAAACCCAAAATGTAATTGTACGAAGAAAAAGTTTCACACAAATTGAAGAAAATCAAGATTTTTCCAACATTTCCAAAGACAAATTACGTTATAATATTATGATTGTAGATGATAGTATTCTGAATCGCAAAATGTTGTATAAATTGTTAAAACAAATACCTATCATTCACGAAGTGTTTACTGCAGTAGACGGAATTGATGCCATCAATAAAATTTGCAAAAATATGAATTCCATTGATTTCATTTTGATTGACAAATATATGCCACAAATGGACGGTGTTATGGTGACAAAATTGTTAAGAGGAATAAATTACGATAAATTGATTTTTGAAATCACTGGGATGGATTGCAAACATGACAAAACCGAAACATTTGACAAATTTTCAGCGAATTATGTATTTATCAAGCCGTTTGACAAGCAAAAAATGAATCAAATGATTCAATTTATACAGAAAAATGGGGTTATGATACAACCAAACAAAATTATTTCTTTAGTCAACAATGAATTGATTTGGACCGATACATAAGACTAATGCTACCGTCTTACAAGTTTTCGTCTTTTTTTTTTTGTTGTTTTGTGTTTGTTATGTGTTTTCAAAGATAAAAATCCACCCTTTATTGAATCAGACGGCGATTGTGGAAAATCAAATATTTGTTTTCTAATAGATGAAAATACCTTCTCTTTTTCCTCGGTAGAAAACGAAATAAAATCACGATATATTGTTTCAACATTGGCAAATGTTTCTGTTAAATCAGAAAACATTTGCAATTGAATTACATGATCTTTTTCAATTAAATTTAAAATATAATAAATAAAAATAATAGCAATACAAATATCTTTCCATGGAACATCTGGGTATACATTTTTTAAATCGTATACCATTTGCAACAATTTTTCTCTTTCATTCTCACTACAACAATAATTGTAATTTAATTTGTCTAATTCATTCTTTATGTCTTCCGTTTTTGAATGATAAAATCTTTTTTCGTTTGTGTTTTTAATTTCATCATGTATAGTCGCTTGAATTCGTTCTTTCATTGCATTTTCTACATCTATAAAATCATTTTCTTTCGTATATCTTTCATTGTTAAAAATCCGTTGAAAAAGTGATGTTTGTTTTGGAGTTGCAAGTATGTTTGTATCATTGTTGAAGGTTTCTAATATTTTTTTTGCATTTATAGATGAATCGTATGTGTCGTCTCTGTTTTTTTTATAATGCTCTTTCAATATTTTTTTAGATTTATTAGCATTATCATTGTACAATGATTTTGTTTTTCTGATTTTTTTTTCTCTAATTATTTTTTGTTTTTTGGTAAGATGTTTTTCATCATCTATCATAGTTGTATCTGTATCAAACTCATCGGGAGAAGACATCATTCGTTTAGACATTATGATATTATATACTATTATACCATATTCCTCTGGACTCCACGCTATTGCGAAGCAGCAGAGTCGTCCTTCTGAATATGCGTGGTTATCCTCAAAAGCCCCCAGCAAGCTTCGCTTGCTTTGGACTTAGTTGTTGATGACCGTAGGTCATCTGACCACTCTGTTACGGATACCACATCCATAAAATAACATAAATACATTACAACTATAATAATAACCACGCATATTCAGAAGGACGACTCTGCTGCTTCGCAATAGCGTGGAGTCCAGATGAATATGGAACTGGAACCCGACGCCGAATCGGTGCAGATACAAGAAAAAACATGTACAATTTGTGCAGAATCCTATAGTAAATGTATGAGGGCATGTATAAAATGTCCATATTGTCCAAGCAAAGCATGTTTGCAATGTTATCAAACATATTTTCTTTCAGAAAACGTACCCCATTGTTTTTCAACCGAATGCAATCGTGAATGGCCACGTAAATTTTTAACGGCCACATTTTCCGCATTATTTTTGAATAAAAAATACAAACAACATCGTGAACAAATCATTTTTGAACAAGAACGTGCGTTGTTACCAGAAACACAACCCATGGTAGAAAACATTATACGAAGAGAACATATTAAAACACAAATAGCAAACATTACTTATCAAATTCGCGAATTGTACTACCAACGCGACCAAATAGAAAGAACAATGTATGAAAATCCCATAGAAAATACGGAACGTAGAACATTTATACGTGCATGCTCTAGTGAAAATTGTCGGGGGTTTCTAAGTAGTCAATGGAAATGTGGAATATGTGAGCAATGGACATGTCCCACCTGTAACGAAATCAAGGGTTTACAACGCGATGTTCCACACGAATGTTTACCGGAAAATGTGGCGACAGCGGCCTTGTTGCGTCAAGACACGCGTCCCTGCCCTTCATGTGGAATCGGTATTTTTCGTATTAGTGGATGTGACCAAATGTGGTGTACCGAATGTCATACCGGTTTTCATTGGATTACTGGACGTATTGAAACCAAAAACTTTCACAATCCTCATTTTTACGAGTGGTTACAACGCAACAACCAAAATATGGATGAACAAATACCAGAAAATGAACTAGTGGACAGAGTGTGTGAAGAACAAATGATCAATGTCCGATTTATACAAAAATTGGATCGTGACATGAACATGAAAAGAACACAATTCGTTGATATTTCTTTGGAAGAGTTGAAAACACACAAAATTCAATGTAATTGTGTCATAGAAATTTGTAGGGCATTGATTCATTTTCGTGAATATAATATGAATCAATACCAAACTGACTATGTATTAAACAATCAAGATTTACGTGTTCAATTTATGCGTAATCAAATTACAGAAGAAAAATTCAAACAACAATTGCAAAGAAAAGACAAAAAAAATCAACGATATCGCGATATATATCAAGTTTTACAAGTAATATACCAAGCTTGTACTGATATTTTGTTTCGGTTTTCAAAAGAAATACGAAAACCTGATTGGACTGATGATTTTAGTATGTTAGATGAAATCAAACCACTCATTCATTATGTAAATGAGTGTTTTGTAGATATTGGTAAAACATACAATTCCATTCCGTTACATATTACAAATGATTTGCATTTGAGACGTATCACTGTATAAAGCATCACATCCCATGACCAAAATTCTCCGGTGACAAAGTCACCTTTGAATTTAGTTGTATTAGGGGACCAAAGGTCAGATGGCTGAAAGCCTTCAACAACTAAGTCCGGAGCAAGCTTCGCTTGCAAAGGACTTTGGTCCCTGTGCGAAGGACTTCTCTGGCTTCACCAATCCTCTGACCATATAAAAATTATGTCAATATCATATTATCAAGCAACATGATGAGTAAGAACTATTATCTCAATGATATAATCAAAATATTATTATTACCCGAAGATATTATTCGTAATATTGCATCGTACCTTATAATGAAGATTCCTAAAAATGACCACCGTTATCAACTGTTAGACGCTCATTACCGTAATAACATAGACAATAGAGTTCATATACGGTATTCTTCTATTACAGGAAAATCCTTTTTTTATGATATCACTTTTTCCAACCCAAAATATACACATACTATCAGACGGTATTATGATGATTTTATTACATATCAATTTAAAAATACAGTAACAAATGAGATTCATTCAGACCGTTGTTGGTTTAACCTGAAAGATATGAATTGGAGGCACGACTCAACCAATTATTGGCAACAATTTTTTATAGACGGATGGCTACCCAATCCCAATACTACTGCTACGATTTAGCCTTTACCAAACAACTTTTGGTAAGCATTTTTGGGTTTTTTACGTTTAGTACTGTTTTTTTTAGGTACACTTTTTTTTTTCGTAGGTGTTTTATTTATTTTTTTCACTGGTTCTATGGGTTCATTTTTTTCTGGACTATCTGCTTCTTCTGTGTCTTCTTCCACGGTTTTTTCTTTTTTTTCGGGTTTTTCTTCTTTGATTCCTTTCTTTTTACCATCTTGTGAAGGAAGATATTTGAGAAACCACAAATCATATTCACGGGTTCCGCGTTTTTTAGCTAATTCTTTGAATTTCTCAGATTTTTCTATACGCATGTCATCCAAGGTCTTTTGTTTTCCAATACATTCTATGGAAAACCGCTTCAAAATACCGCGCTGTTCTAAGCGATTCTTTTGTTGTACATCAAATAAGAAATTCGCCATACACATGATACGGTCCGGATAATAATAAGGGCGGTCGGCATATTTGAACGCTAAATAAAAAGTCAGCAATGTATCAATGGTTCCTACTCTAATTTTGCGTCCATCTATTTCTATTTCATTGTAACTATGACAAACCAATGGTTCATAGATATGTGCTAAAATTTCTTTTCCAATACTAATTTCATAATGTACAGGAATGATTTCACCACATGGTTCGCGACGCGTGATGATGACATGTTCAATTCCAATATCTTTTAATCTTTCTTGAATAATCAATCCGATTCGGGTTGGATTTTCAGATAAAACATCAAAATCGGGTACTTTTTGTAACAAACGACGTTGTTTAATCGGCATATATTTTGAATACAATCCACTAGCAAACCCTCCGAAAAATACCACACCTTGGTCTATGAATACATCTCGTATAGTCATGTATATTTTTTCTTGGATTTCTTCTTCATTATCATTATCATTGGTAATTTTGGGAATATTGTCCATTTTACGTTGAAAATCTACCATATGACAATCATATCCGACTTTGAATGGATAATGTTCATTCAAAATCGTCAATCGTTTCAATACTTTTTCCCACCGTGATACATCACCTTTCGGTCGTGATAATTCCAAATACATGTTCATTCTTAAAAAATCCGGTGGACAGTATTTGATACCAGCTACCGATATGGCATCCTTTTGTACAGTATTAAATAATCCTTCGGGTAAAAAAGTGATATCCGCTATCGGTGTAAAATTTACAAATACTTTAAATGTGCCAAAATGTACACCCGCTTTTGCTTCAACTTCGGTATATCCTTCTTTTGCATATATGTCCGCCAATTCTTTGGCATCTTCTAGGGCATGTACTGAATAAAAATCATAATCCGGAATTTCCATTTCACGATTGTAAAATTGGGCTTCTTTGGGTAATATATTATTAATTGCTGTCCCTCCATAACATACCAATTTTTTTCGTACCAAGAATTCTTCTAAAATTTCTATAATACTGTCTATTTTTTCATTACGAACTCCTACTGAACGAGCTTGTTCTTCACTCGCATCCACTGCATGACGTAATATGGCTAATTCACATTCTTGAAATGTCATTTTATCTTCACATATTTTGGTCTTGTATTTCATTTTTATAAATGAAATTATATCCCTTTTACTATAAAATATAGTCAGAAAATAAAGGAACCTACGGTTCCTTTAAAACCTCCCTTACATAGAAGATTTTATATAATATTTCTTGGTACATTCGTTGTATAAGATCCTATACAACCAATTTGACAGTTATTTTTACATAGAAAAAACAATGAAACCTTTTATGTAAGGGAGGTTTTAAAGGAACCGTAGGTTCCTTTACGTAGGTTCCTTTACGTAGGTTCCTTTATTATAACATCCCCTTTTTGTATTTTGCAATATAAGGTATCGCCAAATACATCGGAACAAAGGCAATCCCATTATCTGAAAAAAATTCTTCATAAGCAATTAACGAATCATTCGCTACATAGAACGGATATTCCACAATTTGTACACCATAGTTTTGTACAAAATAGGAAATATTCAAATTCGCTACCGGATTCTTCGGCATCAACCAATCCAACAAAGGTATCATAGATACAGTCGGTTTTGTAGATGTAATATTTCTAGGTTCAACCATAACATATCCAGTAACCGTACTTTTATTACTTTGTTTGTCTACTATTTTAGGAATATTTACCAACATTTCACTCAGTTGATCCGGTGTAAATTTTAACATAGAAGTTCCCCCCGAATATATATTAATATAGGATGTCAAACCTTTTTTAGATGTGTCGGACGGTACCGGTATTTTTTTATGATTGGAATCAACCACAAGAACAATTTGCCCCTGAATATCTATCAATTTTGTAGTATCTTTGTTTATCACACCTGTATGTAAATTATTGTGTCTTGAAAATTTATTCGTAATTAAATCCGCAACGTCTTGGTACATTTGGTCATCGTCAGAAAACATACGCAATTGAACAAACAGAGGGTCATTACTATTCGGACTAGGTGCTTGAAATGCATAATGCTGTATTGTATCAAATACATCCGATAAAGGCAAATAATTGATGGATTTCATGGTTAATCCAGTAGGGTCGTCCGAAAATGCCACACACGGTTGAAACATTTCTGAATGTGAAAATCCATTGTTTTGTGTTAAAGGTACTGTATTCAAATAAAAAACTTCAAAATCTATAAAACGACATCCTCTAGACAATACATATTTGATCATATCTAACGAAACATAGGAACCTGTACATGCCGTATTATAAGAAGATTTAATACAATATTCACGTAATGGTAAATCTCCCGAATCTTTAGAAAAATAAGATTTGATATTCGGTGAAATCATGGTAGAAGTGACTTTTTCCAATTCATTCGTTTGAGAGGTTCCCATGATAGACAAACCCTCTTGTACACGGTTACCTGAAGGCATAGTTGCCCTCAGACCGGCTTCGTACGAATTAGATGGTAATTTTTGCAAAGTTACACGTTGTAATAAAAGCAACCATAGAAAAAAAATAGAGAAAAATATAATACAAATAATGATTATTTTACGTAGAGGACTCATTCACATATATTATATCTTCTTTTTTAAATCAATAAAAAATGTATAAAACTACATACTATATGTATTCATCTAACCATATAATAAGATGGCCGGTGGATTATTAAATATTATCTCTGTAGGAAACGCAAATATTATTTTGAACGGAAATCCGACCAAGACATTTTTCAAAGTTATTTATTCTAAATATACCAATTTTGGACTTCAAAAATTTCGGTTAGATTATGAAGGTTCACGTGATTTACGATTGTCTTCTTCTTCCCAATTTACCTTTAAAATCAAACGATATGCCGATTTGTTATTAGATACCTATTTAGTAGTGACATTACCCGACATTTGGAGTCCAATATACAATCCGTCACAAGAAACCAATTATCAATGGGTGGGATATGATTTTCGTTGGATTGAAAATATTGGTATTCAAATGATTGAATCTATTGAAATCAACTGTGGTTCTACTCTTATACAAAAATATACGGGTGATTATCTGGCCGCCATGGTAGAGCGTGATTTTAATACAGAAAAAAAAGATTTATTCAATCGTATGTCAGGAAATATTGCGGAATTGAATGACCCGGCCAATGCATTTGGACGGGTAAATATGTATCCCAATGCGTTTTATACCAATACATCTGCCACGGGTACCAGTGAACCTTCCATACGAAGTAAAACACTTTATATTCCTATAAATACTTGGTTTACTTTAGACAGCCGATGTGCATTTCCACTGATTTCACTCCAATACAATGAACTGACAGTTACTGTCACGCTACGACCCATTCAAGAATTATTTCAAGTACGTGATGTGACTGATTTCAACAATTCCTTTCCTTATATTCAACCAGATTTCAATAAGGAAATATTTCATATGTATCGCTTTTTACAAACGCCACCGGATGTACGCATTGATACGAATTATCAAAGCATTGCTACTGTATATGAAAACCAAACTTCCATTTGGAATGCGGATGTACACTTGATGGCGACATATTGTTTTCTTTCCAACGAAGAGTCGCAATTGTTTGCTGCTGAAGACCAAATATATCTAATTAAGGATGTTTTCCAATATAAATTTTTCAATGTTACCGGCGCTACGCGTGTTAAATTGGAAAATTCTATGGGAATGGTGGCCAATTGGATGTGGTATATGCAAAGAAATGATGTGAATATGCGCAATGAATGGAGTAATTATACCAATTGGCCTTATCATAGTTTACCTGTCAATGTACAAAGTGCCCCCAAAACGATTCCGATTCCCCCCTTGTATCAAGACAGTTTGGAGGCATTCAATGCCATTTATACTAATATTAACAGCAATTTTTATGACCCGAATATGGTACTAAAAACTGGTCCTTATCAAAGTCCCCAATTTATGTATAAAAATTTTCCCAACAATAAATACAGTACCGGGTTGTTTATTACTGGTGATTATAATACAGACAATCAAAAAGAAATTATGTTATCTTTGGGCATTTTGTTTGAAGGTGATTATCGCGAAAATTTGTATCCCAGTGGCGTATATAATTATTTGGAAAAATATGTAAGAACACCCGGTTCTGCCAAGGAAGGTTTGTATTGTTATAATTATTGTTTAAATACAGATTATCGCGAATATCAACCCTCGGGAGCCATCAATTTAAGTAAATTCAAAAACATTGAATTAGAATTGACTACCTATTTACCACCCAAAGACCCCAATCCTTATGAAACGGTAATATGTAGTACAACCGGACAACCCTTGTCTGTTAGTAAAAATGCAAGTTGGAGTTTGTATGATTATCAATTCAATATGATTTTATTTGAAGAACGATACAATATTTTGTCCTTTATTGGGGGTAATTGTGGTATGATGTATGCCCGCTAAAGGAACCGTAGGTTCCAATACGTAGGTTCCTTTAATATATAGTACATATATAGTAAATAGTAAATAGTAATACATTCAATGTGTACAACAAAATGGAAAAAAAAACAAAATGAACCATTTGAAAATAAAAAAAAAAAAAATCATTCTCAAAATTTGACCATGGGGGTGATTCCTTCTAATTTTACACAAAATCCATTAGCCATATTGTCCAATAAACCTGAAATACAAGAAGGATTTCAGGAAGGCTTATTGACAGATTCATTGGGACAAGGAATTGTGGGTGCAACTGGAAGTCAAGGTATTGGTGGGTTTCTAGTTGGTGCAACTGGTCCAAGTAGTGGTATAGCTATCAACAAAGGATTAAGTAGAGGAATGTCAGGAAATATTACCGACCGACAAGATTCCGGTACATCTCCCTTTCAAAAGGCATTGCAAGATTATTTTGACTCTAATGGAGGTGATACTACTGCAGATAGTTGTCAAGTTAATTCTCTTGCTCTAGGCGTCTACGGAAGTTCCATGTGGGCATCTAGTACCAATGGATTACAAACAACGTACAATGTGAATAATTATAAAAACATGGATGTTTCTCTCAATGCACAAGCCACCGTATATAACATTAACAATCCAAATGAATTCGCCAATGAGTTTAACGTAAACGACATTTCAGGTACAATGACAAAGGCTGCTCAATTGATTACGAAAACAATTATTAGTACAATAGAATTGGTGTCTTATCCTTTTATTTTTACCAATCAAACCATTTTAAAATTTTCCAAAATGATGTCTTCCTCTTTTTCTTCCATCGGATTTTATCCCATAGTTCAACCATCATGTTCTGACAATTTTTTCGTATTTAGTGCTGTCCAAATCATTATTTGGTACATGATTTGTATTTGGATTTTTTTAAATTGGTATTATATTCTTTGTTTTCGTGAAAATGGACTACCTGTAAAAACATACGATATTTCTTGGGTATGGATGCGTGATACCAGTTTTATATTGAGTTTTTTATTCAAATATCTTATTTGTCAATTGTCTTTTATTAATGCGGTACTCATGTTTTTTCAACGATATGCGAATGCGTTGTTTGGACCGATTTGGTCTCCTAAAATCAATGCGATTTTGTTGTTTTTGATTATTGTAGTTTTGGTATGTTTTTTGCATATTACGACGTTTTTTGGTCAATTGTTTTTTAATTCCATTACCAACAATTTATCTATGATTTATGTTGGTATCTTTATTATTATGGCATTGATTTTTGCACTATATTCCTTTATGATTGAAGATAAAGTGCTTATGGCTCTCCGATTTGCAAGTATTATTCTTGCCATTTTTCATATTGTATTGTTTATTATACGGTTTATTATTTCTATTATTTGTATTTGTGTGGCTGGAATTTTCATTTCCATTTATTTTTTCGTATATTCGTTCTTTGGTATGTCACTTTATTCTAGTCGGTCTATTTCTGAAACAATCAAAGAAATGTTGTTGTACATGGTTCATGGGTTTGAACCTCCGTCACCGTTTAAATATAGTTTATGCAAACCACGCACATGGCTTGAATGGTTATCAGAAACAATCAAATTTGTCATTCGTATTTTTATCAAATATTTGTTTGAAATTATGTTAATTTTCATGTTGTTGTACAATATTTACATTTATTTTTTAACATTGGGTGACAATCCTAATTTACAAAATGCAATGATTGTACTTACCATGTTTGTTATCTTTGGAGTTTTTGGTTATGTTTATCGTAAAGCATTTCCAGATACGGTTCGTTCTCCACCCGATGAAATAAAAGAAGTGCAAAAAGCATTGGGTGTATATAGTCCTCTAGATGAAGCCACCAATGATACAAATTTATTTCCTACGGTTTCTGGTATTGCCTCTTATTTTACCAATTGGTATTTACCTGTCAAAGGTAGTGGTCCTCCACAAGCACCACAAGCACCACAAGCACCACAAGCACCACAAGCACCACAAGCACCACCGCGACCAAGACCTCCTCCACCACCTCCACAAATGCCACGATCTAATCCTCCTGGTGGTGGTAGTGGCGGCTGAGGTACGTCGCGGTAATGGTTAATGAAAACTCAATAGAGTTTTAACCCTTACCGAAATATTACTGGTAGCCGGAGGGCGGAATATCTTCGTAACCAAGAAGGTGTAAACGCCCCCTGACCAAAGTCCGATGCCTCCACTACGTTCACGGCATCGTAGTCCTTCTGAATATGTGTGGTTATCCATTTTCAAATAATATGGGATGACTTTTCAGTATACGACCAACGAATCAAATCGTTGATTTCATTTTGAAAATGATATATATTATGATAGAAATTGGTATAGAAATATATGAAGAAATTCATGTATAAAAAATCTTATACATGAAATTTTATGAAACACATTTTGAAGATTATTGCAAATCGTGGGACAAATTGCACGAAAATGATATGGAACAATCCATAAAAACCATTGAATTTCCAAACAAAACCCCTCAAGATTTGATTGTCTATGGTTCTTCCGGAGTCGGAAAGTATACTCATGTTTTGTCTATGTTACGTCCATATAGTCCTAGTCAATTAAAACACGACAAAAAAATTAAAGCATCTACTGACAAGCAATCCTATACTTATCGTATTAGTGACATTCATTACGAAGTAGACATGTCACTCTTGGGATGCAATTCCAAAATTATTTGGCACGAAATTTATAGTCAAATTGTGGATATTGTTACGATAAAACCGGAAAAAATGGGCTTTATTGTTTGTAAAAATTTTCATGCAATACATATTGAATTGTTGGAAATATTTTATAGTTATATGCAACAATATTGTTACGGATATGAAGGAAAAAGTCGCGAAGTACAAATCTATTTTATTTTAATTACTGAACATGTCAGTTTTTTACCCAATACGTTGTTGAATCATTGTCATATTGTGCGTGTACCAAGACCCTCTAGACAAGTGATTTCGTCTTTTGCACAAATAAACAAATCCAAAGAAGGTGTTGATGCCATTTTTGATACCATAGATACTGAAAATATCATCAATATGAAAGAAATTTATTCTTTTTCATTAATCGCATCTCCTGACAAAATACCGAATGATCATTTTAATATGGTATGTGACACGTTAATTCAAGAAATGTTACTGATTATTCGTCCAAAATCCGCGACAAACCTACCTGAGAATGATGAAGTGGTTGAATCTGACATTGACACTGATCATATGGTTCGTTTTCGTGATTGTTTGTATGATATTTTAATTTATAATTTGGATGGATTGGAATGTATATGGTACATTTTTCAATATTTTATTCGTAATGAAATTCTACAAGATCATCCAAGAATTGTTCATTTATTGTACAAACTATCTACGATTTTTAAACAATTTGGCAATAATTATCGTTCCATTTTTCATTTAGAAAATGCGATTTTTTCTATGATGATTTGATTTACCTATCTTTTTTATTTCTTATTTCCTCATTCAAATAAGAAATTTCGTTTTTCATATAATCCATTCTTGAAAATATTTCTGTCATCGTTTTTTGGTTTGCAATTTGTTGTTCTATCATTTGTGTTTTCATATTTTCATATCCTTTTGATAATTTCAGTCCTAGTTCAATATCGTTCTTTTGTTGTTGTAAATCAAGTTTATGTTTTTGATATACATACATCATATCCATGATGAAAACACAAACAATCGCAACAATCGCAATACATAATATTATCTTCGGTATTTGATCACACATTTTATTTGTGCCGGCATGTTCGGATTGAATGGTTGAAAAATCTGTCATTATAGGATGTTTGACTACGTGGATGATTAAAAATCATATCGTCTTATTTATTTTCAATTTTATTATTTTTAGGTTGGGCGCCATAGAGTCGTTTAATCGGCATACATACCGCCTGATTAAATTGATTGTTTTCACAAGAATAATTGTGTGCACAACTGGGTGTGCATACCAACGAATCGCTAGGTACGTTTGTAACGTTCGTAACGCTAGGTACGTTTGTAACGTTCGTAACGCTAGGTACGTTTGTAACGTTCGTAATATTCGCTATAGTATCAATTAATTCAGAATAATCTATCTTCATATCTTCATAAGAAGATGATTTTGTATTTGAAGGTGTTGGTGTTGGTGTAGATGTAATCGTGGGTATTTTTGTTATCAACGGAATCGTTATTTTACCATACATTTCATCCGGTGTCAACATGCCTGCCGAAGAATTTACATCGGATTTTTTGTTTTTAATGTTGGATAATTGTATCGGGTCAGGAATTGCATAGGAAGGATTCCATCCGGAACATTCTCCGTAACATATACCATCGCGATAATAATAAGACAAATCGGATTGAGGTAGCAATTTTGTAGCATAATTGTTATACATACGCGCATCCGCAGTGTTTGGAAATGCCCCGCGACAAACTTCCCCATTGGTTTCACCATTGACCAAAATACAATATTGTGATGCGGTACAATCGGTTCTGTTTAGTTTTTTACACGTACGATCCAAACTTTCTGGCCAGATTGTTTCTAAATGATGAGGTTCGGGACTAATAAAATCATCGTAGGGTTTACTCAATGAAATAGAAAAATCACTCAAAATACCTTGTCGCGTGGAAGGAGCAATTTGTTCTGGACGGGTTACACCTTGACCAGGAAATGGTCCAGAATCTAACGGGGGGTTGGTATATCCACCAGCAGGAACATCCCTAGTAACAAAATTTTCATGAATAGAAAATGTTGATGTATCCACTACGTTCCCGACATCTCTATCGTCTTCTGGTTTTAGATAAATAAATAATACATAACATAAACATACAATTAATAATATAAATAAAAATAATATTCCACTCATAACATGCTCATATATAAGTTATATAGAATTTAATTTGTATATTCTATATAATGCAAGTTGAGGATGCGTGTCAACGATTGGAATGTACCATAGAAGTCGGCATGGACCGTGTTCGTTTGAAACGACAATATCGTAAAATGTGTTTGAAATATCATCCGGACAAAAACACAGACCCGTCTGCTTTAGAACAATTTCAACATATTCAGTCTGCCTTTGAATTTCTATGGAAAGAAATGGATGCCGATGATATGTTGATGGAGGAAGAAGAAGACGACGAAATCATAGAAGTAGAACCTCCCATAGATATTGAATCCTTTGTACAGTTTTTCGTTTCCAAATGTTCCCTGATTCCAGACATTACCGATAATCCTACCATTCCTGCTGAATTTATCAAACAAATGATATCCAAAGGAAAAGAACAATCAAGTATGCTTTGGTCTTGGTTTGTTCAATGTATGTCCGATACATTGCAATCCAAATTATTACAATGGTTAGATAACATGGACAAAGATACATTGTTGCAACTGTACGAATGGTTGTGTAAAAAACAATCGGAAACCAACATAATTTCAGACAAGGATTCCACGAATAAAATAGAAAAAATAATACATCATATACGGCTTTTATTACAATCTTCTTTGAAAAAAAGAATACAAAATGACAAGTATGTGATCCTATATCCCACTTTGGAAGATTTGTTTGCAGCCAATGTGTATCGTCACGTGGAACATGACCATCCTTATATGATTCCAACGTGGATGGAAGAATCGGTGTTTGATTTGTTGTCGGGTGGGGACAGTGATTTGGCAGATGCGGATGCGGAATTGATTGTACAATGTATTCCTACATGTCCAGAGGGCGTGTACCTAGACGACAAACGTAACGTTCATAAAAATGTTTCCTTGAATTTGTTAGAACTATGGGATTTACCCGATAGTCATGAAATTACGGTGGACATTGTTCATAATTCATTTGTATTTACCAGGGGTGAATTGTATATGCGAAAACATCAGACCATTACTTTCCCTAGACGTGGTATTCCTTGTGGAAATTCGCGTGATATTTTTGATGTATCCAAACGCAGCAATGTCGTCTTACATATTGATATTGGTCAACAGTGAGTTTGGAAGATACCAGCAAACCACATAAATATAACTTGATAATTATCAATAATATACAACATTTTTAAAATATGAAAAATATCAATGTTAAAAACGAATTTGCTGATTTTTTTGGTATTGACCCCAATATTTCTATGACAAAAACATACACATATCAATTGATGCATAAATATATTGAGGACAACAATCTTGAATTATTAATACCTCGTACAATGATTCAACCGGACGAATCTTTGAAAAAATTATTGCGTATTACAGATAATATAATAATTACACCGACCGAAAAGAAAAATGGGACAAATAATTTCTAAAAAAAGAAATTTATCGCTCATTCTTCCGTTGGACTGGGTGTAAATGACCTCCTTGAGGCTGGCTTACCATTTGACGGCTTCTTGGTTGTTTTCACAACTTTTTCGGCGGTTGGTAACTTTTGTTGTTCTCGTTTGTATTTATCTGGACGCTCATTCGTATCCATATAAGAAACAAACACTTTTTGGATATTTTTACATCCATTTCGGTCACGATTGATACACCCCTTTCTGTTGTTTTCCATTTGATATGTTAGAATAGAGTGTATCTTTCGTTCCTTTTTCTTTTTATCCGGTAGATATATGTTTTCACATACTTCTTCTGTTATATAATTCAAACAAGAAGTTCGGTATTCGTCTAAATTATACACTTGAAAACGCTCTTTCAATTTACGCTTGATGGATAAATTGGGCGTGCTCATAAAGTGTCTCATTTGTTTTCCAATACTCCAATCTCCTATGATGATAATGTGGTCTTTGCTGTATTTCTTTTCTATTTTATTGAGTAGTCGGTCTTCGCTTCGTTTTTTATTGATATAAGAATACCATTTATACTTACGAAAATTGACATCTTGATACAGTGGAATTAGTGTTTGGTTGGCTTGTATTTTTGCGTTGATATATTCCTGAAATTTATCTATATGACAAGTTTTAGAATTGTATTCCGCTAATCCTTGTTCTATTTTACCAATATCGGTTTCTCGTTTGATGGTTTCCAATCGTCGTTGATATTTGAACCTTTTGGTTTCTTTGATGCGTTGTTTGTTGCGGTAAAACATAAAATTACCGGTGTCGTCCATCATCGTTAATAGGCTTCGCTTTCCGGGGTCAATGAAAATATGTTTTCCTTGTAATTGTTCTTTGGGTATTTCATCTATATAAGGGAATTCTTCTTCTTTCTTCGGTTTTTTGATTGGTATGGATTTGACAACGGGTTTTTTCTCCTGTTTTTTGGTTTGTTTTTCTTCTTCAGTCAGTCCTTGTAAATCTTTTTTACCTTGTTTCATTTTGGCTTTCTTTTGTCGTTCTTGTTCTACACAATTTTTGTGTAAAAATCGTAACGAACACGCATAACCATCGGTTATAATGGTATAATCAAATTCGTATTTTTTCATCTTTGGATGAATATCAAAAAAAGTATCCCAAATAAATTCACGGTTGATTTCAATACAAGAATACAAATCTTGTTTTGATTTTTTCATTTCTTTGTCCTGTTTGTTCTTGCGTGGGTGTTGAACGCATTTATCAATCAATGTAGTATGTTGTTTGGTATCTACCAACAATTCAATCAATGCTTTCGTATCTATTTGAATATGTCGGGGTATCGCATTGGTTTGTATCGGGAAAAATTGGAAGGATTTA